TCTTGGTGTTGGGTGCACAAGAAAGGAGGTGGCTAGCCATCTCTCTTGGCTAGACCACCCTAGGGGTTACCTAAGTTGCACTTAAGGTGAAACACAGTGCCGGTGTTTATAGAATAATCAGATTATTGGTTGATGTGGTGGGAGGTAAGTAATTTGCCTCATAATTGTTGGCGAAAGTTGAGTCAGCAATTAAAGAGTTCGGTGAAACGAAAGGAACTCGGTACAAATTAGCTAATCTGGCCTCATCAGAGAGAGACGCAAATAATCTGAGCTGTGTGGGAGAAGAAGAACCACTTGGTGAGACGGAAACGACGAATACCAAGTAGCCGAGGTCGTTATAATTACGCAGCAAACCAAGGTCGAGTTCTGGCTCAGTCAAAATTGAACTAAAGATTGAGGTGAACGGTATCTCAAATTCGAGTGTCTTGACTATGGTGTTGGCATATGAAATTGGTAGAGGTGTTGAATTGTTAACCCACGATTTCTTGGAGATGTCATTGTAAGATGAAGGAACGGCGTCACCAGAGTAGAAATCTGTGGTTTGGATAGGGAAGAACGAATTCTCTAGGTTATTGAGCAGAGAATCACTAGAGTCGGGTTGGAAATTAACGGCTGGGGGTTCATAAAAGACGGATAGCGAGGAAATTTCATTAATGGTATCAATCATAGCTTTAAATCGAACACCACCACGAAATTGGCGATAAATCTGTGATAAAAATGAAAGGAGGCCGTTATTTGAAACGGGAGTATATGGTGGTGCTGTAGCTGGAATCAAGCTAGAGAATATATTCGACACTGGATAAAAGAACATCTTATTTCGGGAGTCTTCACTTATAGGCTTAACAAAGATAGATGGAAGCAACTGGTATTTCTTAAGGTAATGCATAACGGTCTGGGCTGACTTTTGAGTTGTCGTGTCAGTTCGCTGCTGTGTAGAGGAATTTGGAGCCACCAAATTCTCAGCGGCTAGTGATATATCATTCTCCGGGGTTATCAATGGCTGCGCTGCGCTTTGATGTTTAGCGATAAGCTCGAAACCATCTGCCATTTTTGGCAGTTTGTTGGTTATTGTGCTCTTTTGAAGAAACGGAATGAGCTGATTACCGGTGGTTAGAGTGGACAATTTAAAATCATCACCACCAGCAATAAACACATTTATAGTTATTTCTGTGGGAGTGTTATTGTTGGCCGACAACTTGTTTAATGAGATAACTCTCAAATAACCAAGGCTGTCGAGGTTGCTAGGCTGATTTGAGTTTGGAACATTAAGGTATGGGGTTATACTAACATATGGAACAGTAAACTCCAATTCATTAGAACCCTGGTTTAATTCATAGGCTTGGCCGTATTGTGATGTGGCTGCAATGGCTGTTGGAACTGCAGCTGGGTCAAAATTACCGTAATTAAAGGCAAAAAATATCTTGCCAGTTTGAAAGCTGGTGGATACTACTTGTATCTTATAATTTAGTGATCCCGACCAAAACTTATGAATCGAAGCAAGATAAGAAAGAAGAGGAATTTGTGAAACTGATTTATTACTTAACTGAGAGGGAAATGGATTGAGTGGGAAGTAAGCAAGTTGCTTACCCACTGTATCAGTTTGTTTAAACTTAAATGAGCCAAGGTATGAATAACGCTTATACAGATAACTAAAATCTGTTTCATCAACGCTGGTCGCGAAAGTTTCAGTTGTGGCAGGATTGATAAGGGCTGGGAACGGTGTCAATTTGTCGATATGTTCAACTCCTTCGGAAAAATTTAATCTTCCAGTAGAAGTGAGCACAACCGACTGGTCGGTGCGGGGGTCATTTGGTTTATCGAGGGCTGTGAAAAGTTTTCCAACAGTTAGTGCGTCATCCACTAGGTGATCAGGGAGGATGGCTTTACTAATGTTAGAAATCATTGTCATTGGGTCGTCGAGTTTGGAAAGG